CGAAAGTTTATAAAAAAAGTTTCTGCGTTGTTTGGCAAAAAGAAATCTGCGGATGAGTTTCAGTCAAACTCGTCTATGGGACACGAAGAAAAATTGTTACAGCCTATGTACGAGGAAGAATTGTTTCCTGAGGTAGCCGAAGACGCATGCCGCAGATACGATCATGAGTCTGAACCACTCACAAAGAAGGCAGCCAAGAAGATCAAGAGGGGTTATCCTCGTTTGGAATCCTTGCATGAAAAGGAGATGTCTCCTTTCACCAAGAAAAAAAAGAAAAAAAAGAGTGTTCCAGGACTTGACAAGAAGAAATCAATTTAATATAATGTATCTTATGAGGCGAATGTCCCCCCTCAATTAAGTGGGACAAATATCATGTGTGAGGTTTAAAGATGGCTAGTGTAACACGTTCTAACAGGTTGCTGGAGGGGTTTATCAATGGCGGTGAGTATACCGTCGCTCAGGCGCAGAAGAAGTTTGGTCTGAGTCGGGTGTCTGCGAGGGTCTTGGACCTTCGGAACGCTGGATATTCGATTTATACGAATGTTCGGCATGACAAGAACGGTAAGCGGATTGCCACTTATCGTATGGGCACCTCGCCTAAGAAAGGCGGGCGCGCTCGTCTCTACTCCGAGTACCGCGAGCCTAGCGCGGCGTAGTAGCTCGTCAATTCACACGCAACCGTGAATTGAATAAGAACCCCAGTAGGTACTCCATTCCTACTGGGGTTTTTGTTTCTAACCCCCTGAAAAATCAATAAAAAATAGTTGTTGACATTCCCTTCATGATTATGTTATTATAGTCATTATTATAATGTGGAGGATGTATGAGTAACGTGAAGTATCAAGAATTCGGTCCGTTGTATGGAAAAGCCTCAAAGGGCAGAGTCAAGATTTGGTTCTGTTCTGTCAAGCAAGCCCTCAAGAGTGAAGCGATCATTAGTATCATCCATGGCCTGAAGGATTGCAAACAGCAAACCAGTGTGCGGAAAGTGCTTAGTGGGAAAAACATCGGTCGGGCTAATGAAACCACGATCTTTGAGCAAGCGATCATCGAAGCTACCTCTGAGTATAACAAGAAATTAGACAAGGGCTATGCCACTTCCGTGAAAGCAATTCAGTCTGCTAAGGAAACTAAGCTCCCGATGCTGGCTTTGAAATTCGCTGATCGTAAACATGATGTGATCTGGCCAGCGTATGTTCAACCTAAGCTCAATGGTGTGCGATGCCTGGTCGAACGTCAGGGTGATGAAATTATTTTTCACTCTCGCGGGGGCAAGACATTTCAGACCTTGAAGCATCTGGTGCCTGATTTTCTCGATATGCTGAAAGACGGCGAATGGGCTGATGGTGAATTGTACAACCATCAAGAGATTTCATTTCAGGAACTCGTCTCACTGATTAAAAATGAAAAGAATCCGAAGTGGGATGAACTAGAGAAATACGTGCGATTCTGGAACTATGATGTTTGCTTGCCAATACCCTTCCGCGAGCGAATGAAGAAGCTCAAGAGGGGTAAGTATATTACCCCAGTTCGGACATTACTGGTTCATGATGAAGCAGATGTCCTGGGATATCATGAGGAGTTTAATCGTGATGGATTTGAGGGCACGATGATTCGGTCTGGTGGTGATGAACCCTATACCTATCAATATCGCTCACCCTCGTTACTCAAGCTCAAAAATTTCATGGATGAAGATTTCAAGATTGTGGGTGTGCGAGAGGGTCGTGGTAAAGATGAAGGAAAAGCGATCTTTACCTGCGAACTGCCAAACGGTGGGACTTTTGATGTTCGGACCAAAGGAACTGATGATGCCCGCACCAAGCAGTGGGATGATCGAAAGAAACTCATTGGAAAAATGCTGACGGTGTGTTTCCAGTGCTATAGTGATGACCAGGTTCCTGTGTTTCCTGTGGGCCTGGCTATTCGAGATTACGAATAACAGTATTAAAAATGGAGATGAACATGAAGACGAACACCCCAACGCAACGAAGAAAGTATCAGAGACGCAATCCGCAACGAAGAAAGTATCAGAGACGCAATCCGACGAAATACGAGAAGCTAGTCTCTACACAGCCTACGTATGGTAGTTGGACCATTATCTCGAAAGACGTTACACGAAAAAGAGATACAACTGGTCGGCAGGGTCTCCGATATCACGTAGACGTCCGATGTAAATGTGGAGTAATACGTAGTGCCAGACTCGATCTTCTTAAAAGTAAGAGAAATTCTTCTTGCGGGGCGTGTGCTGGTCAGGCCAAAAGCGGCCCCGCACATCATCATTGGAAGGGCGTTGGAGATATGCCTGGTACAAAATATGCTAGAATGCTTGCGGGTGCAAAAAAAAGAAACATTGAATGCACCATTACTAAGCGAGAACTATATAATGTGATGAAGAAGCAAAATCGAAAGTGTGCTTTGTCAGGTGAGGATTTATCAGATTGGGATATAGCATCGCCAGATCGAATTGATAGTAATAAAGGATATATTCCTGGTAATGTGCAATGGGTTCTCCCTAGATTGAATATGATGAAACATACTCTGACTATGACAGACTTTTTATCATGGTGCTTGAAGGTCGTCACTCATAATGGTCTTGTTCTTGACAAGAAGGCTGGTTTTTGATATAATAGAGAATGAGAATGACTAAATAATTTTAGGAGGAGTCTATCATGGCAAAAATTAAATTGATTGAACCGAGTCGAGAAACCGCCGCAGAACTTACGACAATTGAATTATCAGATTGGCTTGGATGGTACCGCGAGAATGCTGATGTCTATTCGGCTCTCCAGTATTTCCAGGACTATTTGAAAATTTACCTGAATAAGATGGGCGTGAAGCATGATTCCTCGATCAATGAAATCAGTGCCCGATATATGGAACTGCGATCACCAACCTTGGGCTTTGTCTGTCGGATCATTATGCGCGGTGGGATTCTTCCCGCGAGTTCAACACGATGGCTTGAGGAACGCATGAATGAATTCACGGTGTTTGCGGCTCAACACTATTCTGCTCAACGTCTTGCGACCGCAGAAAAGAATTGTGAGATCATTCCGATCAAGCCTGTGGTCACCAAGCCGTCAACGATTCAGGATGCAATTGCACGGCAGACAGGCGTATGTATTGGTATTTTTGAACAGCAGATTGACAAGATTATTTTGTCGAATAAGGAAACTATACCACCGCCGCTAGGCGTCATGCAAAATCATAATCTCAAGGGACCTCATGCCAAGCTCGTGATTCAGTGGGCTCTAAAGCAAAAGAAAGAATGGGAGGCCGCTTGGTCTGGGTCTGACCCCGAAATGGTGGAGGGGTATTCAACACTCTCAAAGGCTGATCTGAAAGCTCTGATCGGATATGCTGAGAATGTCATGAATGCGGGGTTGGAGATTATCAAGGTCTCCAATGAACTGCGAGCCCCCAGAAAGAAAAAACTTCCCACGGTTGCCAAACAGGTCAAGAGCGTCAAGGTCTGCGCTCTCTATGCAGAAATGAACCTGACGGGACAATCTCCCACAGTAGTCCCTGGGGCACATGTGGTCTGGGGATTCAATATCAAGAACCGTGCCCTGACCAAGTATGTCGCGGCTGATGATCGTGGCCTCTTGATTAAGGGGACCACGATTAAGAATCTTGATACCACAGAATCGTGTACCAAGAAATTGCGGAAGCCCAAGATAACACTGCAAACGTTGTTGGATGGTACTAAGCCGCAGACCAACAAAATCATGAAGCAGTTGACTACCAAGCCGATGAAGTTGCAGGAACGGCTCAACAAGCAGACCGTCATCGTGAGGGTCTTTAAGTAAGAAGATTTTTTATCATGTTCAAGGTGACGATTTCACTTCATAACAAGAACCTTCTGACGAGATACGCTCTACTCTCGAAAAAGTTGGGCGACAAGAGTGATCCCTACAACGATCATCATGAGTACACGGTGTACGATGAAAACCACAAGCTTGTGCGGACCATTTCCCATCATTGTAATGATGGTACGGTAGTGTTAGCTCGGGCTATGATTAATGATGATACGAATACGCACCCGAAGAATCAGGTTCGCTGTAAGAATCAGGCTCGCTGTCTAACTTGTTATACCACAATTGCCAGTCATTTCACACACGATTTTGTGCAATGCCGATGTAAGAGCGATTCTGAGACGCAGATTTTCGTAGACGGTGGATATGATTACAATCGTTTTGGTTGGGGAAATAAAGCGCGATGGGTTGACGCCAAAGGTAAAGAATGGAACGCGAAGAAGATGAACCAGAAGATGAACCGTGATAGAGCCAAAGCCAAAGCGCGTCTTGGCGAGGTGCTGGTGAATCGATTGTTGGACCCAGTAATCCTGAGGGGTTCCTAAAGCTAAAGCCAAAGGAGTTAAGCCGTGATTCTGATCGATTTACAACAGTTAATATTTGCCGCTGTGATGAACACTCATTTTCATCCCGCCCCAACACTCGAACCTGGTGTCAGTGAAGATGTGGACAAGGTGGGATTCATTCGTCACCTGATTCTCAATTCAATCCGAAACCTGGTCAAGACGTTCACCAAGGAATACGGAACACCAGTGGTCGTGATGGAAGGTAAAGAGTGCTGGCGCAAACATGTGTTTCCTCACTACAAAGCCAAACGTAAGGATCAGAGGAATGCGCTACCCGATCATGTCAAGGAATTGCTTCAGGCTTCGCATGATATCAAGAAAGAATTGAAAACATCCCTGCCCTATGCGGTCGTGCAGATTGATGGAGCCGAGGCCGATGATGTTATTGCAGTGCTGGCGAAGGAAGCTCAGGAGCCTGTGCTGATTTGTTCATCGGATAAGGATTTCTTGCAATTGCATCAGGTCCATCCCTTTGTTATCAGACAGTATTCTCCAATAAAGCGGATGCTTATTGAACCCGAGCATACCGCAAAGCAATCACTGATGGAAAAGATTTGCACAGGTGATGCCGGTGATGGTATTCCGAATATCTGCTCACCGAGTGATACGTTTGTGAAGAAAGACGCTCGGCAAAAGAGTTTTCGGAAGGCTCGTATCCAGGAATTTCTAATCACAGGAATTGATTCGTGTCGTGATCGGGATGAACGAGATCGCTTTAAGCTCAACCAGAAGCTGATCGATTTCACTTTCATTCCTGATCCTCTGCAAACACAGATTCGCTCGGAATATCAGAAATGCGCGCCCTCTACGTATAATGAATTCTATCACTACCTCATTACGAATCGACTGAGTCATCTGGCCTCGGTGGTAGATGAATTTGGCGCGAAGCGGCTTAATCGTCCCACTACTACAGCCCTAGAAAAACTTCTAACCTAAAAGGAGACGCCCATGCACGAGTTATATTCTGAGATGTTTGATCGCTTTGCGAATGTCAAGACGAAGCAGGAGAAGGCCGCTATTCTCAAGTCATTTTCGGCCACTCGTCATGGGTCACGATTGCCTTATTTTCTCTTTCTGTCGCTTAGTCCCAAAATCAAATTTGATATTGAGAAATATCCTGAGTATAAACCCTCGAAGCTGGCGCCAGGAATGAACGATACCTATATTCATAATGAACTGTCTAAGGTGTATCTATTCATCGATAATCATCCACGGCGAATTCACAAGTTGACTCAGAAGCGCGAGCAAGCGATCTTGACACAAATTTTTGAATCGCTTCATGCAGACGAGGCCGTTATTTTTAAAGCCATGATGACCAAGACGCTTTCAAAAATAGTCAAGGGGCTTACACCCTCATTCGCCAAAGAAATCTTTCCGAACGAACTGAAGGATATATAATGAATACTCCATTAGAACACCTAATTGCGGGGGCGATTCGGAGAGAGTGTTTACCTGGCTGTCAGACGATTGAGGTCGAGGTGCAAGAGACTGAGACTGAATACCACGTTAAGGTGACACTTCCAAAGCGAAATCCCGCGGTCTTGACTGAGGAACAGAGGACGTTTCTATTATAAATAGTAGTATGATACCTTTTGCCCATCTATACGCCGGTGGTTCATTCTACGTCGGGCATTCGTATATTCTGCCGCCTCCCCAGCTTCGCTCTATATGCTACTGTTTTGAGTTTTAGGAGGACACAATGAAACGATTTACTCAATTTTGCCGAGAACAACGCGAAGCTGAATTGTTGGAGACAATCAATGGTCTGTCTGTGATTAAGGCTACTGACTTTGGGGAATTCTATTTGAACGAAGGTTATGCTTCGTTTCTGGGTGCGCCAACGAACGTAATTAGTGCTGATGATATGCAGGATTACGCAGGAAGAATTCATTCGCAATCAAAATTGGCTTCTGATAAGTATAAGATGCCCTATGTTCATCGCTCCAATTTAACAGTGAAGGATGAAAGTGGCAAGACCTTTGATCTGGATAAACTGAAAAAAGATATTACTACACGTCCAACCTCACTACTGAAACAGAACGAAAAAATTAAGCATACAGGTGGTGCAACACAGATCGTTTATAATCTAGGTCTCCCCGCTCTACGTGGATTGGCTGTCAATGAAAAGACAGGCGAGTTCGTGATTGTCAATACCTGCCCTGGCGCTGGGGCTTGCAAAATTTATTGTTATGCTATGAAGGGTGGCTATGTTCAGTACGCCGCCCCTTCTATGTCGGCCTCTCGTGTCCTCAATTTTCTCCTGAATGATCCCGATGGATTTTCCGCGATGCTCACAAAGGAATTAACGAATGCCGAGAAGTCTGCTACAAAGAAATCTGCCACGATCATTTTTCGCTGGCACGATGCTGGAGACTTTTTCAGTCCTCAATATATGGAATTGGCTTTTGATCTGGCCCGACGCTTTCCAAACATTCAATTCTATGCGTATACCAAAGTAGCAGCAGTGGCTAATTCCTCTACCAAGCCGAGCAATTTCTTGTTCAATTTCTCGCAGGGAGCGCAACCATCACAAGAAAAACTTATCAATCCCACTTCAACCAAACAAGCAATGGTCGTACCGAAAGAATTGCTTGGTGATTTGATAAAGAAAGTTCCTGGTGCATGGACAATCACGGATGTTGAAGAAGCTAAAGAACGATTGGCTAAACACTATCACCTGAATCCGAAAGTGATTCTGACTTATCCAGAAATGCTCAAGACGCCACAGGGTCCTTCTCTGACTTATTCTGTGATTGTGATTCCTGGTGATGGCGACTTGTCCGCAACTCGTTCTGATGTGAAAAACACCCTACTCTATATTCATTGATTGTTATGGCAGACCCCACAATTGGTATCGTGACTCCGACGATTGGTAATGTAGAATTACTGCAATGCCTGCGGAGTGTTTATTCTCAAACAATTCCTGTCAAACACTACCTGGTGATTGATGGTTATCAGTATGTGGATCGTGTCTTTCAGCAGCTTAGTCAATTGACTTTTGAGGAACGTGATCAGATCAAGCTCATTACACTAGAAGAAAATGTCGGGAAGGAATACTACTCTCACCGAGCCTATGCTAGTGTACCGATTCTGATGAATTGCGATTACGTGATGTACCTCGATGCAGACAATTGGCTGAACCCGAATCATGCCAAGAGTTGTCTGCAAGCCATTCAAGAATTTCAAGTGCCATGGGCATTTTCGTATCGGAACATTCACCGAAAAGATGGCAGCTTTGTTTGCCAGGATCAATGCGAATCTGTGGGTGTGGCCCCGTGTTGGAACGGTGGATACTATCATATCGATTCAAGTTGTTTCTGCGTTGATATCAATCTGACCCGAACATTGGGTATGGCCTGGTATGGTAAGTGGGGCCAGGATCGAGTGTTCTGTAATGCACTGCGGCAATACTCAAAAATGTTTGCTGGGACAGGACAGTTCACTGTGAATTATCGTTTAGGTGGAAATGAGGGTTCAGTGCAGGAACAATTTTTTACACAGGGAAATATTGCGGCGCAGGGTAAGCTGATCCGAGAGACCGCTTTTCGGCATCAGTGGAGTATGTAATTTTAACCAACGAGGAATAATTATGCAAGGCAGTCGATCACTAGAAAAAATGAGAACCAAAACCAAGTTTCGGGAGCAATATGAGCAACACAGTCTCCCACAGAAACATAAACGAGTCCGATCATTTCATGAAAATGAAAATGAGAACGATATCGATTTGATGTTTTACGTAAAAGAAGAGGAAGATGCTAATGACACAGGATGCTAATCGACCCCCCGACCAACCGAGTTATTTTGGAGACATGATTCTATATCTGTTAGCAATTCTAGTGGTTGTGTTTGCTCTAATCAAAAACATCATGCAATAAATGCTTGATTTTCTTCTCCTGTTTGGTATATAATATATAATAGAGTCAAGTTTGAATTAGGGGCTGATCACTGCGTAGCGAGGGCTGGCCCAATAACAGAAGGAAAATATCATGCAATTAGTTTCAACTCCAGTCTTTTCATCCTCAGCTCTCAGCACCTCGCTTGGTTGGGGTATCGGTCTCGCCCTGGTTGCGGGACTTTGCTATCTCATTTATCAGGCTGTTCGATTGATCTGGTGGATTCTGACCATCGTGATAAAGAGTCTGGTATGGGTACTGTTGTTTTTGATCATGGGAATTAGCTCTTTGATTCGAAAAGGTCGGGTTCGTGAAGCGAGTTAAGATGCAACATGAAGATTATCTGCTCCCTGGTATTCTGAATATGGCGCAGTATCGTCGTAAGCTCAAGCGAGTTGAACGAATGCTGATTAAACACGCCCGCCGAATCGAATACTATCGGCGCAAAAAAGATCGTCTGGAACAACAATTATTTCAGCATAATCTTTCCTCCTAGACATTCAATCGATTATAAATACATAATAGAGAAGTATCTAGATGGCGCAGTATTCCAATCAGACTAAGGAGTTTCTATCTACCAACAAATCGATTTTTGAATCGGTTCTGTTGGCCGCAAAACAGTCTCGGGAACTGCTACGGCGGTGATGCTTACGATCAATACGAGAGAAGACCAGTAACAAGATTTGACATTTCCCTTGATTTGTAATATCATATTTCTATGGCTCATTTAGATGTCGATTGTTTGGATGTTAAGTGTCCTGTTCCGCTTTTGCGAATTCGGTTAGCTCTGAATAAAATGCAACCTGGGGATACAGTCTCGGCGTCTATCAGTGATCCTCAATTCAAGAAAGAATTGCCCTTGTTTTTGAAACTCGCCAATATTGAATTGGTTGAGAAGAAACAAGAGTCGAATTATACTACTTATACACTGAAAGCCAAGTAATGGATATCGCTCTGACACGAGATTCGCTATTGGGTGTAGAACAAATTCCCGTGATATCCGTTACGAAAATTAATCCAGTCTATGAGCGACTTCGTCAGGGCTCAGAAATCATTTAACTAAGGAGACCAATGGGTATGTTTGATTATGTCAAGTGCGATTATCCGTTTCCCGCCACCATCAGACCGATTCCTGAGAATACTATGTTTCAGACAAAATCGTTTCCCGCGCCGTGTCTGAGCCGATACTATATTTCGGATACAGGATTATTGCAGAATGAAAACGGAATGCAGCTACGGCGAGTCACGATGAACCTGGAATTTTATGAATACTTTTCTGAGGAGCAACGCTGGATTCGATTCAAGGCCCATATCATTTCAGGCGTTGTGGTGTCGTTTGTCCTGCTGGAAGATACGTATGGACAATCTTCTGACCCCGATCAACTTGATATGTTTCAGGAACTGAAGGTTAATCGTGCATACTGTGAATCAATTGGTGATACCAGTCAAGTTCCCTGAAACTGGTCTCATACTCGGACAAAGTGGTAACGGTCTATGCCGTTCTTTTTCATCTAAATAATCCCGATGCAGAATCAGAAGCCTTTAATCGAGATTGGGTGGATATATCCGACTCAACTCTATGATATCGAATTGATCGACCATGATAAGATTGTCTGTTGGTGTATCTCCTGTCGTAAACGCACGATTCGTTTGCGGACTGAACCAAAGCCTATCCGCTGCGAACATTGTAAACAAGAGTCGTATATCCAATAATCAGGCAAAACTTATTTTCAGATCGATCCTGGCTTTGGGTGTTGTTAGTGTTCGGAGCAATGATTATTTTTATGTTGCTCCTAGTGTTTGCTGAGGAATATGTACTGTGTCTCACGAATCATATACCAATCGCTCGTTGTGCCTCGCGTTTGTTCTGATTCTGGGGTTGTGGTTTTTCTGGATTGTCAAGCCCAATGGCCAGACAGTGATAGTGCAATCGTTTCTCCTGAGGCAAGACTGCGAGATAGTGCGGGGAGCCTACAAGCGATCTTTGCTAAATAATTATGTGAGCCCGTGTTTGGATAATCCACAATTGTACTTAGACGTTATGAGTGACCTGAAATTATGATTCGTTTTCGCGGTGCATATAACTCGGTGTGCCGGGCCATCATAATTGAGTGTGAGAAAAAGAAAGAACTGGCTGTTACCCTTCATGAGAAACTTCTGATTCGGCTCTATATTCTGCGGTGTATGCGATCCGCGATGCAATGCAACGCCTTTCGCTTTCGACTATTCTTCAGACTCTTTCGCCTACTGTTCTAGTCAAAAATCTCTTGACATTCTGGACGCATCATTTTAGAATAGCAGAATGAATCTGCGAACTATTCATAATACGCTCTTTCGTTTGGCTGAAATCACGGAGGGGTTGCACAAGTCTCGCCATACTGCCGCGATCATTTATCAAGATAATCTGATCTCCCTGGGCACCAATCGAAAAAAGACTGATCCGTTCCAGATTCGATTTGCTAAATGCGAATCCTCAATCTATCTCCATGCCGAGACGATGGCGATCAAACTTGCGCTGAATCATCTCACCTCGCGTCAGTTGAAAAAGTCAACGCTGGTTGTGCTACGTATTAAGTACAATTGGGAAACGAATCAGTACATCATGGCAAATTCATTTCCCTGCATCGGCTGTCAACGCGCTGTGGTTGAGTTCGGCATCAAGCGGGTTCTGTATTCGACGGATGATGCAGTGTATCAACAAGCCATAGTGAGCTAAGTTATTGATTTATATAAGAAACTTTTCTATTGACTTTTCTCTGTAAATTCAATACAATAGAACCATGATTACTATTAAGGAGAACAGACCGTGATTAGAGAAAAAGACTTTTTCTCGGTGAAAAGTCAGCTTGCTAAGTTGATGGCAGGAGAGAATTTTCTAGTTGATATTGAGAATGTCAAGACCCCCGCGTTTGACCTGAAAAATCGCCGCTTGATTTTGCCGAATTGGGTTGGTATTGGTCCGACCTTGTGCGATATGTTTGTGGGTCATGAGGTTAGTCATGCGCTACATACACCCGCGGAGGAATGGAAAAAGGCGATTGATGATCGTCCCAAGCTCAAGAACTATGGTAGCTATTTGAACCTGGTTGAAGATGCCCGAGTGGATCGGTTGATTCAGGCTCGTTACCCTGGGTTGAGAATGTCGTATCTCGGTGGGTGCCGCGAATTGCTTGCTCATAATTTCTTCGGTGTGCAAACGAAGGCCGATACCGCTCATTCTTCCCTGGGCGACCGTCTGAATTTGTTTTTTAAGGGACAACAGGCGCTTGTTGATTTCAAGAAAAGTGAATTGTGGGCTATCACCGCGATGGAACAGGTTACTACGTTTGAGGAAGTGATTGCGCTCGCTGAGAAGATTTATGAGCAAGACAAAGCCCGCATGAAAGAACTTCAGGACGAAATGAGAATAAAAGCGAACGCTTGTGATGCGGATGGGGACGAGAGCGATGCTATGTATTATGATGAAGCTGAGGAGTCCGAGGAAGGCTTTAATGATGGCGACAGTAATGAATCGATAATGCAATCTAACGGTGGTTCCGAGAGCGAGGAAGCGAAGCAAGATGCCGAGCCAACCATTCAGACTCAAGAGACGTTCAAGAATAAGCTAGAGTCCTTTGCGTATTCTAAAGATGTGGTGTTCAAGGAAGTGCCACTGCCTATTGCAAACCTAGAGAATTGCTTGGTGACGGAAAAGGAAATCTTGGGTCTGGCTTTAGAAATGATTAAGGTGCCCACGGCGACTGATTTTTATCGGAAATTTCAAGAGGAATTTAGTCCGATGATCGATGCGATGGTCAATGAATTTCAGCGATTGAAGGCCGCTCGGTCTTATGCTGAACAGAAATCCGCGAAGTCTGGAGAGATTGATATCGCAGCCCTGTATCGGTACCGCGCTCTGGACGAGAACATTTTCCTGAAGAATATCGTGGTGCAAAAGGGTAAATCGCATGGGGTTGTGATTCTGTTAGATCGGTCACGCTCCATGTCCTCGAAGTATGCCGATTGTGTGAAACAAGTCTTGATTCTGGCCTCGTTTTGTAAGAAGGTGCAGATTCCGTTTGAGGTCTACGGGTTCACGAATCCCACGGGACTTCCTGGGAAAATACGCTCGATGGAATACTGGAAGAACAAGAACGAGATTTCGGGATATTTCAGATGCCACTCGTTTGGTCTGCGTAAATATCTCAGTTCTCACACCACTGCTGCCGAGTTTGCCATTCAGTCATATTGGCTAATGAACGGTCACTCAATTACGCAGCATGAGGCGTTTCGTGATACGCCACTGGTCGAATCGCTTCTGGGTATGTATCAGGTGATTGGAAACTTTCGCAAGAAACAGCATGTGGATATTGCCCATCTTATGATTATTCAAGATGGAGATAGTGAGCATGCGATTAATTATAATTTTGGTGAAGAAAAGATTGTACCCTATTGGGTTGATGTCAATCGTAACCGCCATCTGCTCAAGTATGTCGGGGGACTGCGCGATGTCAGCGGCCACAATCCAGGACTGACGGCGATCCTTAATATGATTCGAGAGACGTATCAAGTTAATATCTATGGGTTGTTCATTTCAAATCGGCTGAAAGACCTGATAGGTCAGTGGCGCTCAATTGAGGAACGCCGTTCAGAGTATCGCTCTGCCTCGTTTGAGGAAAGGAGAGAGTGGCGGAATAGACTCCGAGCGACAGCCATACAGAAAACCAAGTTGCTCAAGCAGAATTACTTCTTCGATATGCCTGTGGAAGGCTATGATCGATTTAATTTCGTGCTGATTTCAAACAAGGAAGTTGAGGAACGTAAAGCCCTGCTTGAAATTGAGAATATTCTGAAGAAGACATCTACCAAAAACACCTTAAAGAAGGTGTTCAAGCTGGGGCAGAATATCAATAAACAGCAGACCATGATCGCCAAGCGGATCATTCCGATGATGGCCAAGTATGCTGTAAACTATTGATAATATAAGCGAAAAAAACTATTGACTAACAGGCCCAATTGCAGTATAATTATAATGTTGATGACTACAACCAATAGGAGGAGAGCATGAGAAAGTCAGTGAAGAGAACGATAGTGACGAAGGAGGAAAATGTGAAGGAGCAGAAGATTCAGGACGGCGGGTTGGGTGAAGTGCCCCGAAAACACGCGAATTTCGTGCCCATGAAGAATTTCGCTGAATTGAAATCGATCATCGAATCAAGGAAGTTTTATCCTGTGTTCATCACAGGGCACAGCGGACTGGGAAAGACGTTCTCGGTTGAACAAGCCTGCGCCATGACGAACCGTAAGTTTGTCTGCGTGAGTATGACGCCTGAGACTGACGAGAGCGATTTGTTGGGCACGTATGTTCTGGTAAATCATTCGATGGTCTGGCGCGATGGTGCCGTGACGCAAGCGGCTCGTAAGGGCGCGGTGCTGTGCCTCGATGAAATTGACTACGGCGGGTCGAATCTCAGTACCTTGCAGCGAGTCCTGGAAGGCAAGCCGTTCCTGCTCAAGAAGAAGGGCGAGGTCGTTGTTCCCGCGCCTGGGTTCACGATTG